ATATGTTTTAATATAAGAAATACGGACTTTCATGAGCTATTACACTGTCTCAAAAAAAACGTAATTAAATACTTTTACTATTTATTTCTCTTTCTTAGACATCAAGCAGACCGTCTCAATATGAGTGGAGGTTAAGACTAGCCATATCGCTATAAACCCGGTAAAATACTTACTTTTTAAGTGTAGCATTAACTCAAAAATAAAGATATTAATAAGGCTCAAGCTATGACAGTATATAAACTAGCTCAAGCCTTAGACGTAAAAGTCGAGGATTTACTCGATAAATAAAAAAAGACCGAGGGATAAACTCCCTCGGCTTTTTATTTTAATATCAGTACACCATATTTAACGCCTACGAGGCGTTTTTACTTTATACGTATAAATTATCGTCCTCGGTAAATTGTCGCTCTACGTGGCTCCTATGGCTACTTTAAGAGGCGATTAACTTCGGCCTGTACGGTAGCGTAATCGTAACCGGCTTTAGTAAGACGGTTTTTACGATCGGAACCGTTGCCCCACTTACCAGCGATAACTTCTCTAGCGATCTCATTAACGGACTTTTTACCGCTAACGATCTCGTTAACGCGAGACTGTACTGCGTCGTAGTTATAACCGGCTTTAGTTAATCTAGTTTTACGATCGGATCCATTACCCCATTTACCGTTTAAAACTTCTCTAGCTAACTCGTCGATCGTCTTAGTAGATGTGATCGGAGTAGTAGATACCTCGGCGTCGTACTTAGGAGCGCCGTAACCTCTAATATATTTCGCGTTAACGCTAAGAGTACGTCTCTTAACAGAGTTAGAGTAGTTACCCTCGATAACGGTAATCTTACCGCTGGATACGCTCTCTACGATACCCACATGATCGGAGGATCCGCGGTTATCTCCGGATCCGGAGTCCTCCCAATCGTAAAAGATAATATAACCAGGTTTCGGCGTTACGCTCTCGTCCTCGATCCAGATACCGGCGCTCTTAAATCCGGAGATCATGTAGTTACAACTACACTCGAGCGGAATAAGATCCTCCATATCGGTAGCGATCGCGCAAGCGCTAACGAAAGTCGCGCACCAGGCGTCCGTATAGGTTACCTTATAGCCTCTCGCTCTCGGAGTATGGCCGTTATAGGTATCAATAATAACTTTATGAGATCCGTCGGACTCCTTACGTCCGATCCAGGCTTTAGCCTGGTTAATAAGTGTACTAGCATATTTTCCCATAGCTTTTACCTCCTCTTTATCGTACTGAGTTAACTCGTACTGAGTAATAAGTTTATAAGTTTTCTCGACGTAGGTACTCGAGGTAGCGTATCCGTCCGTCTTGATCGTCTCGAGATATTTCTTAGGATCCGTGATCCCTCTAAGGTTATGATATCGCTCTAACTGGATAAACTCGAAATAACCTTTAACGCCGTCCTCCATAGAGTCGTATACTCTAAAGTTATCCTTAATCGTAGTGTGTACTCCCGGAGTATACTCCTCGGAGGTAGTAAGGTTAACAGATCGGCCGGTCCACTTACTACCGCACTTAAGGCCGAAATAATTATGATACTGTGAGGCGAGTTTACTCTCGCCCCAACCAGACTCTAAAATCGCCTGGGCGATAATGGGACTATATACGAGGATCCCATAAGCCGGAGCGTACTTACGTACATAACCGGCGATCTTTTCGATAAATTCTGTTTTAGTCATCTTTTTCACCTTTTTCTCTTAACTGGATCAGTGTATCCTTAAGTTTTTCCGGAATAGGTACAAACTCGGACGCGTTCTCTAAAAGTGAAATCCCCTCGTTACATAAGAAAAAGATAATCGTAATTTCTCGTAATGGGATCGCGTCTCCTACTATCATCTGAACAATTACGGCGGTAGCGATCACGATAAAAATAACAATCTTACGGATCAACCCCTTAAAGCCGACCGCGCTAGAAAGTGTTTTTGTGTAGATCGCTTTTAATACCCCGGTAACGTAATCCAGGATTACAAGCGCGATCAATGCTTTAAGGATCACGTCATAACCTCCTAACCACTGGCATAAAAAACCGCCGGCGAGACCGACGACGATACTTACGCCGTTAAACAGTTTTTCAATCTCAATCATTTTCTTTTACCTCCTATTATGTAATTTATAAATTACCCTCGTCTCCTGGATTTTCTAATTTTTCCAGGCGAGTAATAATATCCGCTATATCTTTAACGTTAGTCGATACAGATCTCGATAAGTCCGTAACCGCCGTAGCTACCGCCTCAATATCTCCGGAGTTGGCAGCGATATTAGCCTCGTTAGCTTCAACTCGACCGGATAACTCTCGGATATTATCGGCGTTAGTCGAGATATTAGTCGCGTTAGTCGATACGGATCTAGCAAGATCGGTAACGGCCGTAGCTACCGCCTCAATATCTCCGGATAAGGTGCTCATATCATTAGAAATATTCTCGTAATCGGATAACGCCTTATTAGCGTCCGCCTGGGCCTGGGTAGCGGTCTTATCTACGTTCGATACCGAGTTACGGATAGCAGAGATCGTCGATACGCTACTATTAATCTTAGCGGTCGTATCGGTAAAGGACGTATAATTATAACCGAGTGTAACGGTATCGTTATCCGGTTTTAATAAGTCGATCGTCTGTTTATTACATAATAACGTCGCGCTGAAATTGTGCGGAGTCGATACGACCGGGATATACTGGTTAATCTTAAACGACTCGATAGATTTATCCAGTAAATGAAGATCGACCGCGCTCAATTCTAGGGTTATAGCCTGGTTAATTAACTTAGCTAACTCCTCTCGCCCTTTGGTTAAAAGGTTATCCGCTACCGTTATATCATCGAAAATTACTGGCTTTTCAATTCTACCGCGGAGAGAGATCGCGTTAGGATCCTCGATATAATCCTTATCTCCATTAACGGAGGCGATCGTTAATCTCGTTTCCGTCGTGTCGTCTTTTTTACCGAGAGGGATAATAACGGTCGCGATCTCGTCTCCTTTTGCCGTCTTAACATAGTCTCGCAAGTTAGAGCCAAACTCTATTTTTTGAGACGATACGTCGGTAAAGTCGGCGAGATAATGGATCGTCGGTATATCCTCGTTATCCTCATGGGTAATATAAAAGTAACCTCCGGTAGCGTCCTCGATCAGACGACTAAAGAGGTTACTATAAGCGTCCTCGTATTCTGAATTACTACGAGTGATATAATTATTAGGATCGATAACCGTAACGGATCCAACCTTAAAACGTTTAAAGTCGTCTACCTTAGCGTTATGACCCTCAATTAATTTTTTAAAGAGATCCTCCGGAGTACCGTTAAACGTATACGGTCGGATCGTCGAGTCGTGTAAAAATCCTAACTCTCCCTCGCACGTCAAGACTTTATTATTCCAATAATCCGTAGAGTCGTTAAGGACTCGACCTCTAAAGAGGATCTCGTTATCCTTAAGTACCTTAATTACGGTTTTCTTTTTTACGAATAAGTCATAGTAAAAGTGATCCGGATAGATCGAAAAGGTAAAGGATCCGCTCTTATTGGTCTCCAGGGTAACGGATCCCTTAACGATCTTATAATCGTCTGAGGTACTGTCATAAATGAGAGTACCGTCGGCATAGATTTTATACATTAGATATACGCCTCCGTATATTCGAAAGTAACCGAGCCGGATCCGGAGACCTGGACCACGTTAACGCCCTGGTATAATTTGAGATCCGAGATCTTATAAGATCCGGCCTCGAGTGATACGTTATTGTCTTTAAATGATAACTCCACCGATCCGGTAACCGTTACATTAGGAGTAAGGACTTTAGAGCCTCGGTTATGGATCACGATATCGACCGGATCCGCTCCGGAGGTAACCTTACAATTTCTTACCGTACTCTCGTTATCGTATCGATAAGGCTCGCAAGTAGCCTCGACCTGGATCTCAGCATAAGCCAGGTTATTACTCTCTCCGGTAATCTTAAGACGGCCTACGAGATAATGATCCGGATCGTCCGGCTCGATAATGTGGATTTTCTTACCGTGGATCGCGCTCCTAATTTCCTGGAGGAGATCTACTCGATCAGATCTCTTCCCGTGGTCCGTCCAAAAACTAGCCTTAAAAATACGGTCTTTATATACGACTCCTCCGGATAAACTCTCAGAAAGATCGAGAGATCCGTCCATACCGTCGATTTCAACGTAGTAAGTTTTAGGCTCCGGAGGAGTAAGATCCTTAGCGGTAAGGATTAGATCCCAGTCCAGGAAAGTATTAAACTCTCCGAAAATACAATATCTTTCCATGTTTTAAACTCCTCTCGCGCTTAATAACTGTCGACTCGCTAAACCGGAGTCGATCTTATCGATCGTCTCACCTACGAGAGTACCCGTATCGAGTACGATCTGTTTTCCGCTTGCGATACCTGGCAAATATTCCGTTAATACGTCCTCGACTCTCGAGATACGATCCGCGATATCGCTATTATTAACGGCGCTACTTACGTAACCCATTAACTCGGAGATAGGAGCCACGGCCTCCGCTCCGGCCTCGCCTACACCTTTCAAACCAAAAGGAGTATCGAAAACAGTAGGCTTTTTAAAAATTGCGCCGTCTTTATACCACGAAATATTAAATTTCGGTAAAGATCCCTTACCACCGATACCAAACGGAGCTTTACCGCCGGTTACGCTGATATGAGGTAATTTTAACTTAGGTAACGACCAACTGAAATGTAACGCCTTTTTCATAGCGTTAATAGCACTTGTAAACATAGATTTAGCCGAGTTAATCGGAGCCGTAATCGCTGACTTAATACCATTCCATACACTCGAGGTCGTCGACTTAATCGCGTTCCATGCGCTCGATACTGTCGATTTAATCCCGTTAACTACTGAGGATACCGTACTTTTTACGGCGTTAATAGGAGTAGAGATCGCGGACTTAATCGCGTTCCATACCGTAGAGGTTACGGATTTAATACTATTCCATACCGTAGTTATTACGGATTTAATCGTGTTCGATACTGTGGTTACGACGGACTTAATCACATTAAAGACTGTCGAGATCGTAGTCTTAATACCGTTAATTATTGGAGTAAGTACACTCTTAATCGCGTTCCATACGGTAGTAGTAGCGCTCTTAATTGCGTTCCATACCGTAGTTACTACGGTCTTAATCCCGTTAAATACGGTCTTAAAAAGTGTTAAGTATCCGTTGATGATCGGTACTAAAATATTCATTATAATAGCAAAACCAACCATAATAACAGTTTTTACACCCTCGACGACTGTACTAACTACGGTTTTAATGCCGTTCCATACGGTAGTAAATATCGTTTTGATTCCCTCTAAGATTGGACTTACTTTATCCTTTAACGCCGTAAAAGCGTTAGGTATCGTCTCCGTAAAGAACGTTACCAGGGCGTCGACTACGTTACCGGCTATCTCTTTTACTTTCGAAAATGCGTTATTTACGATCTCTCTAAATTTCTCAGAGTGATTATACGCATAAATTAAGCCGGCTACGAGTGCCGTAAGAGCGATAATAATAACGCCTAACGGATTAGCCGACATAAACGCACCGAGAGCTTTAAACGCCGTACCGATACCCTTAATCGCCGTAACGATCTTAGGGGCAAAGGTGAGGATCGTACCTACCGAGGATATTACTTTACCTATAACAATAAGTACCGGACCTAACGCCGTAACCAATCCCAGGACGATAAGTATAATCTGTTGTACTCCCGGAGATAGATTACTAAACCAGGTCGTTAATTTCTGTACCGCACTTGCTACCTTATCGATCAAAGGAGATAACGCGGATAGAGCTGTAGTACCTAACGTAATACCGGCGTTTTTCAACTGGTTCATGGCTACTTTAGCCTTTTGGCTAGGAGTTTCCAATTTACCGAGAGCCTCAGACGTCGCGCCTGTCGAGTCGTTCATACCCTTAACGGCGTTATTAAACTCGTCTGCTCCACCGGATAAAAGCGTTAATCCGGCTTTACCGGCCTCGCTAGAGGACCATAAGTCGTTAAAGGACTGTCCGGACTCGTCCGCGTAGTCCTGTAAGATCTGTAATACGTCTCCGAGAGAGTTACCGTCTGCCATTAACTCCTGGAAAGATTTACCGGTCTTATTCTTTAACGCCTCGGATACCTTAGTACCACCTTTACCTAACTCGTTTAACATGGAGTTCATGTAAGTAGTAGACTCGGCGGTCGCGATACCTTTAGCCGTCATAATAGAATAACCGGCGCATAACTGATCTAATCCCACGCCCATACTATTAGCGGTAGGAATAATCTTACCCATACTAGAAGATAACTCCGCTACGGTAGTTTTACCTTTGTTCTGAGTCTGAATAAGCATATCGGACACGGATCCTACTTTATCGGCCTCGAGTCCGTACGCGTTCATAATCGTAGTTAATACGTCGATAGCTGATCCGGTATCTGTAAAACCGGCTTTCGCCAGGCTCGTAGCATTACTTACAAAATTAACCGCGTCGGCGGTATCCTGTCCGGCTGAGATAGCGTTATAAGTAGCGTCGGCGATATCCTCGGCGCTAATACCGGTCTGATTGGACAGATTAAAAACCTGTGTAGATAAGTCCCCGAGAGATACTTTAGAGGTATCGGCGATCGTGTTAACCTTAGCCATAGCGTCCTGGAAATTAGACGCCGATATAACGGATCCTCCCAGTACCGCACCGGTTACGGCGCTAATAGCTGATAACTTTTTACCTACGTCCTCAACTTTACAGCCGGCCTCTTGCATTTTACTACCAAAATTAGCGACCTGTTGAGCGCCTACTGATCCGAAATTTTTCGACTCCTGTTCTAAGGCCTCGAGTTTCTGATCCGTTAAAGCGATTTCTCTTTGTAGGTTACGATACTCCGCCTCCGTCATTTCGATTTCGCCGGAGTCGACTTTTTTAAGGACCTCGTTAAGAGCCTCCTGTTTATTTTTTGTCTCTTCGATCGATTTCTTTAAAAGATCCGCTTTCTGTTTAAGGAGTGTAACGTTACCCGGATCGAATTTTAAGAGAGTGTTAATGCCTTTTAATTCTTTTTGTAAAGCCGTACTTTTGGTAGTAGCCTCGGACAAAGATCGCCCTAACTCGGTCGTATCGCCTCCAATTTTGACGGTAATACCTTTAATACCTCCAGCCATAGATTAACCCTCCTTTCTAAATTTACTACGTAAACTATCGCGATCGGGCGCGGTCTGTTCGAGCCTCCACGCGTTATTTAGATACTCCTCTCCCTTTTCCGTCTTAGACATTCGATCGATAAAAGCGTCTCTCCTGTAAATTAAATAGTCCAGGTAGTCGAGTTCCTGGACCTGTAATATATTAAGACCTGTATACTCGGAGACTAAATGCTCCCAGGTCGTAGTTATCTCGTATTTGTGTCCCTTACTTTCCTCAATCGGATAGTAAGGAATTTTTAGTTTTTTCCGCTTGTTACCTCGCTGATAAAGTCCATATAAGCGTTAAAGAAAATAATAATATCCTCAAAGTCGAAAACCTCCTCGAGATATTCCTTAGAGATCTTAATACCGCCCTTATTTCGACTCATAAGTTTAGCGCAAGCGCCGTACAGTTCGTCGGTAGCCTCTGTACTGGCCTCCTCGTCGGAAATGTTATCCAGGCTATCCTGTAAAGCGACGAGATCGTCCATAATAGCCTTAGTAGGCGTACCAATCATAAGAGTAGTATTAGGCTCGTCTGCGAGTGTTACTGTCAAATATGTTTTCTTAACCTTATTAAAATTCAATGCTTTAGCCATGATCTTAACCTCCATACAATAAAATAAGGACGGAGGAGATTACTCCCCTCTCGCCCTTTATGATTTAATTTTTATAACCTGTTATATTACGCCTGGCCCTCGTCGTTTGTACTCGCTACGGTAGCGATCTCCTCGGAATACTCGATAAGAGTACCCTCGTCGTCCATAGGTAAACACTTAAACTCGGCGTCGATAACTGTCTCCTTATCCTTAGCAAAGGCGAGACTAAATCCGCCCTGGTTAACGGCACGGATCACGATCCAAACGTCGCCGTCGACCTTATCCTTATGGTGGAAACAAATAGCGTAAGACTTACCGTCGTGGTGGTCTACGCCTCCGATTTTAACGGTACGGATACCGTCCTTTTCGGTAACTCGAGCGGTACTAACCAACTTAGTAAGAGTCTTACCGTTCCAGGTAATAATACCGGACTTAAGAGTAGCCTCCTCCTCTGTAATAATGGACTTAACCGCCTTACCGGTATCGTCCTTAGCGTCGTACCATTCGCCCTTATACTCTAAGGTAGCGCCTCCCTGGATACGTCCCAGGAGATCGGTAGCAACGTCGAAATCCGTATACTTAGGCATAGCGTCGCCTGTATACTCCTTAATCATTAAATCGCCGGATCCGAGAGTAATAATCTCGGCGTCTCTTTTCTTATCAGACATAACTATATCCTCCTTATTTTTCTGTAAAATCAAAACTATAAACGACCTGGTATAACTGTTCCTCCTGGATCCAGTAACGATCGTCTTTTTCGTAATCGAGTCCGAACGCGTCGAGGCTCTCCTCGATACGTTTCTCCGCCTCCGGATCCGGAGCGTAAGAGTATAACTCGATTGTGTAATTATGCTCTGTTATGAGGTTTAGATCGTCGGATCCTCTCCTCGCGTAAGAGTCTAAATATATAGCATACGTAGTCGTAGGAGGTTTTAGAAAACGAGTTTCCTTAAATGTTTTTCCCTCCACGAAACCGGCGGTACTCAAAACATTTTTAACCATTTCTACACACCTCCTCGACCGCAGATACGTAATCCTCTAATATCGGATCGCTCGCGTTTTTAATAAAGTGATAAGCCTTAGTACGTCCACCGTTTCGGGTAGCGTGGCCGTTTTCCAGTAAATGAGATAACCTGTACTCCGATCCTTTTACGTACCAGATATACCCGACCCCTAAAGTAGACTCCCACTCCTTACGACTCGTAATAGAGTTTTTATACTTAGGTCGTCGAGTAGGCGCGGTCGCCTTAGTATCCTTTACTAATCGATCCATAGCCTTTTTAGCCTCGTCCTTAGTCCCCTGGACCACAACACGGTTATAATTTTCCAACTCCTTAGAGATCGTCGCGCTTAACTGATCTACGGAAATAACGCCACTCAATACGATACCCCCAGGATCTTAACGGTCTTATGTTGTAACATAAAGTCGTCGTAATCCTCGATATTGTACGGTACGCCCTGGTAAACGATCCTGTAAGACTGTAAGTTAAGACTGATATCCTCGAGATCCGCAAAATATCTTACCTCGAAAGTAAGATTTTTCTTAGTCTGGATCGCTCCGGCGTTTAGATACTCGTTATCGCCTTTAGCCTTATTTATGGACGCGTGGATCTTAAAAAGATCCTCCCAGGTCTCCGTAGCCTCGTTAATTCTTTGGATAGAGATCGGTCTGTCGTATGTTCTAGCCATTAGATCCCCTCCTCAACTCGAGACGTAATTGTAAGGAGAAATCCTCTACCAATCTTCGAGTATTCCCGGAGACGGTAGAGGTTAAACCGCGATTATCGTAGAGGTCCGATACTATGATTAAGGCTAACTCTTTAGATCTAGGATCCTGGATCGGATAATTAGATCCGATCGATCCTTTAAGGTAAGCGTCGGCGGTTTTAATCGCTCTCTCGATATTGGTCTTAACCATATCGTCCGAGTAATCGATACCGAGGTACGCGAGTACCTCCTCGACGCTAACAACCTGGATAGTATTACTCATACCGACGCCCTCCTTATCTGTTTAAAATAGCGGTTACGATATCCGCCTTAACGGATTTACTATTAACGCCCTCGACGCCCAATTTAGTAGCGAGAGCGAGTAACTCCGCCTTAGTTAAAGCGTTTAACTCGTCCTCGCTATATGATCCGTCGTTATTTACGTCGGCGAGGGCCGTTATTCCCCCGCTACTAAGATATAACCGTTTACGATAGAGTCAGCGTCTTTAACTCTGTAATCGTCTCTTACGATAGCTCTTAAAAGAGTCATGTTCTGAGCGAAAGCGTTAAAGGATCCGATAGACGCGATAGTAGACGCCGTAATAGACATTTTCTTTCTATCGTACTTACGTACATAGTCGAATAAGTTACCTACTACGAAAGGTACTTTATTTTCTACTGTCTTAAACACCTTATTAGGTAAAACCTTGATAGGTAATACAGTAGTACCACAACGTAAAGTCATGTTAGCTGGAGCGGTAGGATCCGGATTTAATAAAGGACGTCCGTTAGCGTCTTTCAATGTATCTAAGTAGTTAAGACCGTCGTCGTTAGTATAGATCTTAGCGCCAGCCTTATAAGCCTGTCCTAATGTAACATTAAGAGCCTTTTTAATACCGTCGATATCCTTAAGATCTACGGCTACCTTTTCGGCTACCTTAGCTAATACGTGCTTATTAGTAGTAGCTACGTCGGCCTTAGCTAACCATTCCGCTACGATTTCTAAGATATTAGCGTCGCTATCTTCGATTAAATCGTTAGATACTGGCATAAAACCGGCTCTATCCTTGATAGCGTAAGGTAATCTTTCAAACTTAGGAGCGTCGATTTCTTCTGTGATAGCGCCGTTTTCGTCGATATCTACGAAAGTATCAACCTCTCCCTTTTTCTGATAAGTACGAGATCCCTTATTAGTGGATACCGGTACTACGTCGATATCGGCCTCGAGCGCGTAATCCACGTCCTTATAATATTCTACTCTAGTAGAAACGTCCTCCGGCACTGTGTAACCGCCGTTAGCGTCTACACCCTCAACCAGGCCCTTACCTGTGATAAAGGATCTTACGGCCTTAGCGAATTTCATAACCTCGGTCTCTACTTCCTTTTCCTGGCCCGTTGGCTCTACCTGGTTAGTAGCGGACTGAGCGCCGGACATTTTCTCCGCCTCATACATTCTCTTTTCGGTTTCAAACTCTTTCTGTAAAGAGTCTACCTCGTCCATAAGAGCGTTAGCCTTAGCGACGTCCTTATTTTCGCCCTCCATAAAAGCCTTAGCCTCTGCGGTCTTAGCCTGGATCTGAGCCAGGATTTCTCTCATTTTCTTATTCATAGTTTTATTCCTCACTTTCTGCGTTTTCTGCATTAAAAAAGGACTCCGCGTTTTTCACTCTTTGAGCGAATAAACGAGCGTCCGTTTCTTCTAAGTTAATATCGTTTTCGGTACATTTTGTACCTTTTTCCGGATCACTTTCCGGATTTTCGACCGGTTTACTAAATCCAATCGACTTATGAGCGCCGGCGCGTGGCTGAGCCGGTACGGCTACGAAAGATAACTCGTAAGCCTCTTTAGCGCCGTGGAGTAACATTTTACAACGGCGTTTTGATCCTTTAGCGGATCCGTCCTCTACCGTATACTCACGCCCTGGCCAATGGCGACAATAATCTTTCATATTGTCGGTACCACAAATACTACAAACCATTTTCTCCGGTACTGTGGAGGTCGAAACCTCTTTTTTAATACCTCCCATAATCTCGGCGATAAGGTCCTTATTAGAGTCCGTCTTAATCATATAGATTTTAGCAATTAACTCTGTATGGAGTTCCCCGAGTTCGGTCTGTTTGTTTGCGTCCTGGACGAGTTCGGTATCGTAAATACGGGCGATCTGATTATCCGCTCTCCTAGCGTGATCCTTTAACATAGTCTTACCAGGATACAACTTTTTAAGATCCTGTAAAGCCTTAAGGTTAAACGGCATAAAGTTACGGTCGTCCTGTTCATTATCCGCGATAGTCGCCTTAAAGATAAAGACGTCCTCCGCGCTAACTGGACTCAATGTATACTTATTGATCTTTTTAAGATCGGCGTCCGTTACCTCTAACGGAGATACACTCGCGACCTTACAAATTACGCCAGGGATCGCCTCGGGATCGTTGTAATCGATCGTTAACTTTTCGTTAGGCATTTTCTTGACCTCCTCCCTCGTTATTTTCTTCCGGATCCTCTCCCTCGTCGGGATCGTCCTCCGGTTTAGGATCCTCCGAAGGTTTTTCCGGATCGTCCTTAATATATTGAGTACCGGCCAACTCGACCGGAATACTCGCACCATTACCGAGGAGTTTATCTCCTCCCTCTTTTGCCTCGAGATCGAGCATAGCGCGCGCCTCGTTAGGCGTATAAATAAAGCCGGCCAC